GAACTCGGTCTCGTATTTGTTCTTTTGTGATGATTTTTTCCATGTTTCGTATATTCCAAATAAATTAATTGAAATGATAATAGCACTCAATGCTAAATGACTAAAATTGTCTATGAAGATATCATATGTTATCCAACCAATATCTCCAACAATCCAAGCTATCATAGCCGGCGTTCTTAAACATTTAGCATTGAGTATGTATCCTATTAATACTAATAAAGTGCTAATCCAGCCTAATGCTTCAATCATTGAGCTGAATTTACAAGACCGATTTCAGATTCGCGAATCAACATATAATCTGTATCATCTAGAATAATACTTTTGTTTTCGCCTAGGTTTGATTTGTATACAAACACTTCATCACCTGTTTTTACTGTCATCGGAATACGATCTCCAGTTTGCGTAAATAAACCTTGGCCTGTTGCTACAACAACTCCTTTAGTAAAATTCATATCGCGGTCTACTAAGATAATTCCGCCTTTTGTTTTCTCTGAAACTTTTTCTACTTTAATTAAAACTTGATCTCCAATTGGTGTCCAATTCATAACTTATTTCTTTTATTGATTAAATAATTCTACAATTCTTTCTTGTGTGATGTTATTGCCAATTAACCGGCCTACTTCATTGCCAGCTCGCGTAACGATGATTGTAGGAACATTGCGAATTGAATATTTTCCAACTGCTTCTGAATTTGTATCTACATCTAAGATAGTTATTGGTAATTGACTTTGCATTGCCTGAATTTGAGGCTTTAACAACTTACATGGGCCGCACCATGTTGCTGTAAAGTATAATATCTGTTTCATACTATATGATATATAATTTTAACATTATTTCCAAATGTTGTTGTTACTGTCCAATTCATTTTCTATCTCTTTGTGAAATCCAAAAGCGTAATTCTGATGTTGCAGGAACTTTTGTTAAATCAAAATAACGAACATATTCATCTGCTAAATATGCTGGCATATTAACTGTTTCGTAAGTTAATTGATTCCATGTTACCATACTTAAATGGTCTTTTTTACGTTTTGTACGTTTTAGTGGTTTTTCTCGTTTCATTATATTTTTTTAAAAAAATTTGTAATAAAATAGTTCATTGTGTTAAGATTAAGATTATTTTGATAATTTACAAAAATTAAATCTAACAAATCAATATGAGACATATTATCTGGGCAAATTCCGATGATATGAAGAATTTCGTGCATGTTATACTCCTCTTTTTGTATTATAACTTATTATGTGATCGCGACCAGTCATGTTATAGCCTTTTTCAGCACACATTTCGAATACGATAGGGTACATTTTAATAAGCTCGTCACGCGTATCACCTGCGGGCATAATATATGTCTTATTTTTAGGAATGTTAAACAATACCCTAAATTCTTCAATTTCTTCTAAATTATATGCAGTGCCATCCCAAACTGGTTTATAATGGTAATCGGCATGAAATGATATCATTTGCTTAATAGCTTCCGTGTTTAATCTGAACTTGTTATGCTGTTTAACCATTTTTTCATCTGTAATAGTACCTTGTGGAGTTGCAACACCTACAACTGGGATACTATTGCTAAACTTAGGACTAAGGCTAATAAGTCCAATTGGATAATCAGTCTCAATAAAATGAGATCCTTCAGTCTCAATTGTGATAAGAATACCTCTTTCATGAGCGAAATGTGTTAATTCATTTACTAATGCAGGGTGCATGGTTGGAGACCCGCCTGTTAACATCATTTCCGTAATATGTGGATTCTCATCATAAATCTTAATGATGTCATTAAAACAAAAGGTGCCTTTTTCAGGATGTATACTTGTATACCATGAGTCGCACCACCCACCCTCGCCAAAATAGCAACGATGCGTGCAACCTGTAGTTCTAACTGCAATAGTAGGTCGGCCAAACCGACTGCCTTCGGATTGTACGCAACGATACAATTCTACTATTGGTAATGTTTTTGTGTAATCTGTAATTCTTCCTGGTTTCATAATAGGATTAAAAAGGTAATTCATCATCATTGGCATCGACATGATCTAATTTTTTTATTAGTTCGTTAAATTTTTCTTCTAATGCAGTTAGTTTATCAAACAATGCGTTCAAAGTTACTGGATCTATCATTGTATACTTAACATCATTGCCAAAATATTTATTTAGAAATGATCTAGGATATGTTGCAACTCGAGAAAAATTTTCGCGACTCATGTCCGGAGGTAAATCACGCCAAACAATTTTGATGCCTTCTTTTAAGGCAGCATCCATTATTTCGCGACCTACATTATTAAGTGTAGCAGATTTACCTGTATACTCGTAAATTGATACATACATTTCATTAATATTGTTCATAACTTGCTGAATTTCGTTCGTGTTCGTATACTTCTACTTTTGTAGCTTTAACTCTTCCTTCAGTTTCTTCCTTGAGGAATGCATTGATTATTTCAAATAAAAACTCTGCAAATCTCTCACAGCCAGTTGCTGGTAATACTCTAAGTTGTATGATTCCATCTTTGTCCATTTGTATAAATTTTTGTAAGTATGGATCATCTTCAGCTACAATAGTTGTGTGATCTAGCAACCAAGCAAAGTATTCTTTTGGTGACATACCTAAGATGGTAGAGTTAGCTCTTTTCATACCGCCGAAATCCCATACCCAATTGCGTTCATCTAGTTCACCTTCAAACCATACTCGGAATGAAATTGCATAGCCATGTAGGTATTTACAATGTGTGCCATCTGCTTTCCATTGACGGAAACATGCTGAGTACCCATCATATAATTTAGTTGAAATGTAACGTGCCATTATTTTTGTTTGTTAATAATTGATAAAAACTCTTTACGTGCTTCGGGATCTGTTTTAAAACATCCTCCCATTTTGCTTGTTACCGTATCAGAATTAACATCTTGTATTCCTCGCGATTTTACACAATAATGTGTTGCTTCTATAATTATGCCAATATCCTCTGTTTCTAAAATATAACTTAAAGCATAATAAATTTGTTCGGTTAATCTTTCTTGTATTTGTGGTCTTTTAGAAAAGAACTGAACTATTCTATTTAATTTACTTAATCCTAATACTTTATTTTTAGGTATATAACTAATATGGCATGAACCGTCAATGATAACAAAATGATGTTCGCAATTTGATTGAACATTGATATTACGCTCAATAACCATTTCATCATATTTCATCTTATTATCAACCGTAGTTGCTTTTGGAAAATGTTTATAATCTAACCCAAAGAAGATTTCATTTACATACATTTTTGCAACACGACTCGGAGTATCGATTAAACTGTCATCTCGTAAATCTAAACCCAAAGCATTCATAATGTCAGTAAATTTATCTTTAATTTCTGCAATTTTTTCTAAATCGGTTAATCCGTTATCTACCATTGGTGTTTCTACACCTTTATCAATTAAAAATTGTTTTACTTGTAATCCTAATTGTTCATCTGTTTTCATATAGTCATTTCTTTTTTATTATTATAATATATTTTATTAGTATTTCCAACCTATCCATCACAGCTTAAACAGTCCGGATCTGTTGCACGCATTGCGATGTCCCCGCGAAGAACTGATTCAGTACGCATATAATAAAGTGTTTTGATTCCTTGTTTCCAAGCTTCAATATGAATTTGATTGATCCATTTTGGAGATGCTTGTGACGGAAATGCTAAATTAAGTGACACTGCTTGATCTACATATTGTTGACGAAGGCCTGCTTGTTTAACTAGTTCTAATTGATTGATTTCTTTGAATGTTTTAAATACATCTTTTGCCCAATCAATTTCTTTATTAGTAAAAGCAATCTCTGGCATTTCATTGCGATGCATCAATTTTCCGGAAATAAAGCCCCAATCATCTAATTCTGATATATCTTGTACAGAACCACCATCTGTTAAAATCTTATCCCAAGTTTCTTTATTATTGATTCCAATTTTTCTAAGTGCTTTTTCTAATTCTCGATTTTTACGAATAAAAGTACCTTTAGAAGTTTGTTCTGTAAATACATTTGCTGCCCATGGTTCAATTCCAGCAGATACATTACCTGATAGTTTTGAATTTGAAACGGTTGGAGCAATTGCTCTTAAGTGAGTATTACGCATTCCTGTTCCTGCACACCAAAGTGGTTCGCCATATTCATTTGCTAAGTCACGTGAAGCTCGTTCTGATTCAATTTTAATTTGAGAAAAGATTTTACGTGTTTCAAATTGTGCCGGTAATCCTTCGAATGCTATACCTTTTTGTTGTAAATAAGTATGCCAACCTAAAACTCCTAAACCTAAAGCACGACCCTTTTCCGCACTTCTAACAGAGTTTTCAAAGCCTCGCATATTCTTAGCCCTTTGAATAAATTCTTCTAAGACACCGTCTAAAAACCAGGTGGCTGTGTAGATTAGGTCGGTATCTTTCCATTCATCATATTTTGCTAAGTTCAAAGAAGACAAACAACAAACAAATGAATGTGATTCATCAGTATGCAATGTAATTTCACTGCAAATATTCGTCATAAATACTTTTAAACCATTTGTTTTATATGCATCTGGATTTTGTTTATTAACATTGCCTTTAAACATGATATATGGTTCGCCAGTTGCTTTACGCTTTTGAAGTACTTTACCCCATTTGCGACGAGCATCTTCATTGCCTTCTTCCAATTTACGCATAAATTTATCAGAAACAACTACACATTGATGCATATTTAAACATTGACGATTCACATCGCCTTTTGGCTCGCGAATTTCCAACCAATCTTCGAAGTCTAGATGATCAATATTCAAGTTAACTGATGCTGCACCTCTACGAACCGATCCTTGGTTTGTTGCTAAAATAGTTGAATCATAAATCTTTGCAAAAGGAACAACTCCATCCGATGTACCGTTTTGTGATATTTTGCTACCTGCAGGACGAATCATGTTCATTCCAATACCGACGCCACCTCCATGTTTAGCAAGAAGCATCATTTCTAAGTTTTTACCGCCAATGTCTTGAATTGAATCTGCTACATCAATACCAAAACATGAAATTGGCAAACCTCGATCTGTACCCGTGTTGGATAATACTGGTGTTGCTAAATTAAGCCAACCTCTCCAGATATAATCAAAGAACTTGGATGCTAATGATGGTTTGCCTAAACGACGGGCTACTGCTGTTGAAACTCGCCAATATGCATCTTTAGGAGTTTCGCCTTCTAACAAATATCCTTTTGATATTGTTTTAACGTATATTTCGGTATTACCCCACTCTGGATAATCTACTCCTAATTCCCATCCTAATTCTTCACCGAAACTTTTCATTGTTTTTTCTTTTTTCGTTACCATAAATCAGACCAATCTTCGCCTTCATTTGCTTTTGAATAATCAGTTGGACGTACTGCAAAAAAATCTGTATGCGTATGTCCGCCGGTTAAGTGATAAAACCAATCTAACTCTTCCGCTGATTTTACATTATAATTAAAAATAGATTGATATCCAAGCTCATGTAATTTTTCATTGGCTCTTTTTCTGATAAAGTTTTTTAAATCTTCCTTTTTAAGATTTTCTAAATTGCCTTGTTCAAACATTTTATCAATAAATTGCTCTTCCATTTGTGCCATCAACGTTGCAGCTTCTTCTACATCTGATTGAACCGCATCTTTGAGTTCTGGATATTCTTCGCACATATGACGAAATAGTTGACAACCCATTTTTGAGTGTAAAGATTCATCACGTACAGACCATTTCATTTGTTGTCCGATGCCTTTTAACATGTTTCGCATTTGAAATGAATATAATACTGCAAATGATGAGTAGAGTGATACGCCTTCAGCAAATGCAGAAAAGATTGCTAATGAACGAGCTACTTCTTCTCGTGCCATTGGATTAGTAGCTAAATCTTCGTGAGTCCAATCTGCAGTAGTTGATGTTAAGAATTCAAATTTTTCAGCAATTGATGGCTCATGTAGAAATGCTTCAAAATCTTCCAATCCTAAAGTTTCATTTAGATATGAATATGCCGTTGCGTGAATTGTTTCTTGAGAACCAAAGATCATTGCCATTTGTTTGATTTCATGTTTAGGAAACCATTTCGTAACCATGGTAGTCCAATAATCTGATACTGCACATTCAGTTTGGGCAAAACCTAAAAGAATATTTCCTACTAGATTTTTTTCATGTAGTTGTAAATTTTCATTCCAATCTTTAATGTCTCCTTGCATTGGAATTTCTGTATGCAACCAAAATGCTTGTGCTTGTTTTAGCCATCCTTCATTGTAATATTCTGGATATTCAAATGGCTTAAACGGGATTCGATTCTCAAAAAGTTTTGGCATATATGTCCTTTTTAATATGTTAATAACTTAGTTTTTGTAGATGAAAAAAGGAAGGAGGATTCCTTCCCAATTCATTTTATATAAATATGATTTTATCCAAATTGTCCACCCAAATCTTTGAACTTTTGTGCTAAATTTTTCTTCATTAAATTCTCACCCGTTTTCATTGTTTGAGTAGTTTGTTTGCCTTGAGTTGTCTGCGGTTCAAAAAATTGAAATTGACCATTATTTGTGTTAATCTTGCTTGGTAATGTTATACCATCCGGACCGAATCGATTCTTAATAACATGACCTCTACCCGTACCTGACATCTTATCTTCTACTTTGCGTGAAAGTGACATCAAGAAATCAGCAACCATCACTTTACCGTATGAAGATGCAATCTTATCTGCTTCAATAACATCTTCTTCCAACGCACTACGTCCTGCTTGAGATGCAGTCCATACTGGAATTTTATATTCGCCAGCCATACCACGAAGTTCTTCATATAAATCTTCTAATGCTTCGTGTTTGTCTTTCTTAGTATTTACCTTTAAAAGATCGCCATAATCTACAATAATAAGATCTGGTGTTTTGCCTTGCATTATGGTTTTTTCAACATGAGCTTTGAGTGCCATTGCGCCAACTGATTTAGTTGGATAATATTTAACAATCAAATTACCCGTTAAAGAACGCATCTTTTCCTCGACAGTGGCTTGATGATGTTTTAGAGTTTGTGCGTTAATACCAGTTAATACAGAATCATAACGTTGTCCTACATAGTTTTCATTAAGCTCCAATGTATAATGTATAACCGTTTTGCCTGCTTTCACTGCATTTGCACCAATATTAATAAGCATCCATGATTTACCAATACCTGCAGGAGCCATTACAACGCCTAATTCGCCCGGAGCTAATCCTCCATCCATTAAATCATCAATAACATCCCAACCAGTTGTAATTGTATGTCGAGCTGCTTCATTGTAACGAGATGCTACATCATTGATATAATCTAATCCAATGTTTGTGTCAGCACCAGCTTTCATGGCACTATCCATTTTAGATTTAATTTCATCATAGTTACCCATTTTAAGCAAGGTAACTGAATCCATGATAGCTCGTTTGATTTCTTGATTCTTACAAAACTTTAGAATCTCATCTTTTACAAAAGAAAGATCATCCGATTCCATGTATCGGAATACTTCTTTTAATTGTTCTAATACCGAAGTTTTAAGAATGTCATTCTCAATCTCCGTAACCTTTACCTTAAGTACATCTTTAGTAGGCGGCGCTTTGTATTGTCGAAAGTGTTCTAATATAACTTCAAGTAACCAACTATTTGATTCAGATTCAAAATAATCGGGTTGAATAATATCTGCAATTTGTTGTAAAAATATTCTATCCGTAAATAATGCTGCTATGACTTTGACTTGAAATCCAAATCCGTATTCACTTAATTTATCTGTCATATAACCATTATATAAAAATCATTGTTAAATTCAAATCATTTATGTGTTTGTTTTGCAAACGCATTCAAAGATAACCATGTATTATTCAACCAATCCGGTAAATTCTTCATGATAGCCCACATCTTATCTTCATAAAATAATCTTTGAAATTCTGGCCTATTTAATTGCGGTATTGGTTGTTCCATAATACCACGAATCTTACTTGCCGCCGGGGCTGGAATATCTAATAATTTGATATTCATGAGTTGATAATTTTGCTCAATAATTCGAGCATTATCTAGAATCTTTTGATATGATTTAGATTCTTTAAGATTGTTTCGACTTTTATCTAATAATGCATCAACTGAATATTCTGCGGGTTGTGCTAATTCAGGAATCAATTTTAAAATAGTTTTTGGTCCTATTCCATTAACGCCCGGAATATTATCAGAAGCATCGCCTGTAAACGATCTATAAATAACCATGTTATTAGGATGCACTCCGAATTCTTTATGAACTGCTTCTACATCATACATTTTCTTTTTAATGGGCGACCAAACTTGAATTCGATCATCTACCAATTGGTAGAAATCTTTATCCGTAGAAACAATAGTAATCTTTTTGCAAGTATCTTCATACATTTGTGCAATATACGCAATTGCATCATCTGCTTCAATGCCATCTATTGCCATGAATGTAACTGGCAAATTATCTAGATATGAAACCAATCTGCTAAATTGATGACGCATTGATTCTTGTTCATCTTCAATAGTTAAATTATGATGATCATGACGACGAAGTTTTGTTTTATTTGCTCGATTAGCTTTGTAATCGCCGTAAATCTTTTTACGTTTAGCGGAACCACCTCTACCATCAAATACAATGATACATCGGGTTGGTTTAAAATCTCGAACTGTCTTACCTATTGAATATAGAAATCCAGTAATACCGCCAATATGATCTCCATCTTCATTGTAAGCAGGAGTAGCGCCAAAGCTACGAATGAAAGTATTCAAGCCGTCGAATACCATGAAATGATCATTTACATCCGACGGGCTTGAAGTTCTTTCTTGTTGTAACTCTTTAAATAATCTTTGATACTTATTCATTATCCTTCTTCGTCAATGAATTCGTCTGTGATTATTACATCATCAATACCACCATCAACACCAGCTTGATATTTGAATATATAAGCATCGCAGATTCTTCTATATAACCTATCTTTTGCTTCTGGGTTATTAATAACCTTTTCTACAAAATCTTTGCTTTGGAATTTTAATTCGCCAAACGTTTCACCCGTTTCATGATCAACATCTTCTAATGTATACCATGCACCTGATTGTTTGACTAAATCAAAATTTTTCATGATAGATAACCAACCACCATAATTGTCAATACCACTATCATAGTAAATTTCATAATCTACTTTGCGATGCGGCGGACCCATACGATTCTTAACTACCTGTACATTTGTTTTGCTACCTACAACTTGTTCAACGCCAGATACTTTAGCTTTGATCATACCTGTATTTTTAAGTCGAAGTCGAACTGATGCGTGGAATGGAATTGCCTTGCCACCCGCAGTTGTCCATTGGTCTCCAAATGATACGCCTAATTTAGTACGTAACTGATTTGTAAAGATAAGACAAATACGCTCACGTGCAATCCAATTAGTTACTTTACGCATTGCTTTCGACAAGATGATTGACTTTGAAGTTGCATAACCATCTTTATCATATTCAGCTGACATTTCAATTTTTGTAGATGCACCCATAATTGAGTCTACAACAATTGTAACTAAACGATCTTTATCTGATTTGCGAACGCCTTCTACAATTGTTTCAATTGTTTCAAAAATTTCTTCAATTGTTTCTAATGGTACATATAGCATTGTTTTCAAATCAACACCAATAGCCGTTAAGAATTCAGCACTCGTAGCAGATTCGGTATCAATATAAACAGCTAATCCACCCTTCTTTTGTGTTTCTGCTAAAGTGTGTGCTGCTAATAATGATTTACCAGATGCTTCTAATCCGGTAATTTCAGTAATCCGGCCTACAGGAAATCCTCCATAAGGCCGGTTTGAAATTGCTAAATCAAGCATCGAGCATCCTGAAGAAATCCATTCTGATACATTGCTTGGAGAATCTTCATCGCCATCTAAAAAAAACGCAGTCTTAAGATTTTGTCCTTTAAATTGCTTGTTGATACTATCTGCTAATGTATTTGCTAGACTGTCTTCTAGTTCCAGTTTACTTTTACTCTTTGCCATTTATAACTCCTTGTTATTTGAATAGATCATTGAATGCATCTGCAACGTTTTCAACTTTAGTTGCTGCTGGTTTGCTTGATGCTGGTGCTGTAGGAGCTGATTCTTCTTTATCTGATTCAACATCTGAATCTGCATTTTCTGGATTCATCCATTCTTCTAATGCTTCTTGCAATTCATCAAATGTCGGCTCTGGAAATAAATCAGTGATTTGTGGTTGATTCATAATCTTCTGAGCAACTTCTTTATCTTCTGTAGCAGGTTGCGTATTTGGTTTAACACGAATTGCTGTCTTAGGATATGAACCCGTACCCTCTGCCGGCGTAAATTCTACATCAATATCACGACCATTCATTAAGTCGGTAATATCACCATAATCAGCATCTGCAATAATAGAAAGCAATTCCGTATAAATGGTTTTACCAAAGCCCCAGAATTTAACTCCTTCAGATTCTTTACCACGAACGATAACAGGAACATAAGTTCTCATTTTTGGTTCAATTTTACGACCCATGAGCCAATCTTCTTTGTCTCCGGTCTTTTTAAGTTTTTCAGCAAACTCTACAATTGGATCTGCATTTCCGAATGTGATGGGTGACAACATGGTTTTTTTACCAATGTCATAATGGAAATACAATTCTAGAAATGGATTTTCTTTGCGATGAATGTAAGGGACGATGCGAACACGTGTCTTGCCAGATTCAGGCTTCCAGATGTTGCTTTTTTTGTCATCGGTTTTGTTTAATTGATTAAGTTTTGCTTTGATAGCGTCAAGGTTAAGTGCCATAAGTACTCCTTTATTGATTAAGTTAATAAAATATTTAAATTATAATTACAATATAAGTAATTAATTCGTTAATTCAAAGTAATTTGTTAAGTATTTTTTAAATCTTTTACATATATAAATATTAGTTCCAAGAAAGTTTCTTGAAAAACACAAGGTCGATAACTCGGAAGCCTGCATCATCTGTAAGTATAAATGAATTTTGATATATGCTCCAATCAAGTTGAAACGTTTTGTCTAATACGCCATTATTTACGGCTCTGATAACTTCATTAAGTGCATTAACTGTATATAATGTATTAGTTTCCTTTTTGCGATGAATGCTAATTGTATTCTGTCCTCTTTGAGTGCCAGCATCTGCATTGTATGTGCAATATAAATTATCTGCGGATTCTGCATTAGCAAATACAAATATCCGACGTTCTGGTATAATATAACTTTGCTGTATATATTCCGTTACTATGTTTAAATCTGATCTATGTGCGAATGTGCAAAGCAGTTGTGTTTTCAAGTTGTTACTCCTTGGCGAATAAATTTTTATAGTTTGCTTCAATTGTACCGCCATTGATTACAACATTAGCTAGTACTGTATCAATATCTAAAGATTCAAAGTCAATTTCATATGTATATATATCAGTTGGATTTTTACTACTAGTATTGATTATATATCCGCCATCGCCTGGTTTAATTTGTAATTTTTCACGTAATATATTCGTTAATAATGCAGCAGCTGCAGCTCGAGGTTCATAAGTGTCATCTCGTAAATTTAATGATTGTTTAACTAACTCAATTTGTGAAAATAAATTTCGAAATATAGGAAATGATTCAATTAATTCCATTTTTGATGGTAATCTATCCAGAGCAATAAATGTTCGAAATGCTTCTTCTAATTCTTTACCACCAAAGGCTAAATCAGAATAAACTTTTTTTGAATCATCTGATGATCCGAATGTTTGAGCTAATGTATGTATACCAAAAATAATTGAAACTAATTGTCTAGTTTCTTTAAATTTTTGAAATCTGCCTAATCCTATTCTAGCATTATGGGATGGATAACTTTTTACTTCAACATTATCAGAATCAATTGTTAAATCAGGTTGGTCGTCGCCGCGATTATCAATTGTATTTACTGCTGGATTTTGATATTGATATAACCAATATAATGCAATTTCTCCTTTTCCTATAATAGCAGAATTCATAGTTTCAGGCCAAAGTTGTTTAAATATCTCAGCATCCTTTGAAGTTAATGCTAATGGTCCATTATCTAGATTATAATGGCCTTGTACTTGCGGTATTTCAGCTTCAGGATCTAACCCTAATCTCGATTTAATTGCAGCATCATAATCTGCAGAACTTTCCGTTAATATAGATGTTTTGGTATTTATAGATTCCGAAATATTATATCCGCGGGCTTTACGAACAATCTTATTTCGTTCTGTTGAGTTTAATGAAGTCATCTCTGATAATATCGTATCTAAAATTTGATAATCAGAGTCCATGGTGGGATAACCTTTTGGTAATCTATAACACCATTCTGTTAATATTGAATCTATAGTCATAAAGAAATAGTTTTTATTTTATCATAAATATCGCCAACCTTCACTTTTACTGGAAAGTTGCCTTGTTCTAATACGTGTTTGATTTGTGGTAACAACTCTTTTGCTTCTGAATAATCTACATCGAAAAGCAGGGAGTCATATGTATAAAGTATCATGCAACTTGCATATGGTGCAATTAAATCTTGCACTTGCTTCAATTTAAGAACTGATACTTCGGTTTCTACTGCTTGTAAATAATAGTTAAACAATTTATTAGCAGTCATATTCTGCATACCATCCTTGCAGATATTGCGTTTCAATACGGGCGTTTCTACGCAACCCGTACGTTTCCATTTATTCCATATTTTATACACAAAATCATTTACTTGTGCAAAAAATGGTATGCTTAAGAATTCTCGATCGATACCTCCGTACAATAAACGAAATGTTATTGCTTTGCTTTCTTCACGTTGTGTATCAGTTAAATTTGCAACATCAAAATAAAATTGACCTAAATAATCATGTATTGATGATGCAGGTAATTCATATCCGATCATCTTTGCAATGAGCCGAACGTGATATGAATCAAAGTCCATTTCTACTAATGCACCTCGTTCAAAGCGACTACAAAATGCTGCTCTGGTGCCATCATCCTTATTCATTGCAGCAAAGTTGAAACCTCGAAATGCGTTGCTTGGTCGGCCTGTTGTTGTATGATAATGATAGTTTGAATATACCTTACCTTCATGAATCAACTCTGGCATACGAAAATCATCAGTAACTTGTAGACCCGCGGATTCAATACGTGCAAATACTTCTGGATATGTTGCATTGAATTGCAGGTATGATTCTGATAGTTGAGCATTCACACACATTGGCCAAGCATAGTAACGTATTTTTTGACACATTGCCATATGTTGTTGCAACGGAATAATACAATTAACTGCATCTAATGTAGCGTGCCGTCTCCAATAAAATTGATGAGCTGCAGTTGGATAATGTGATTCATCATATGCTTCGCCGTATGTATACCACCACAATGTTTTTACATCCCATACCGACCCATTACCTCCCGTTTGTAGCCATCGCTTCTTGTCGTGAACAAAGATATTCTCTAATGCTAAAAAAGAACTTACATGTTCAGGAAAGCCCCTTAGTTGTTCAGTATGATATATAGGAATCATACGCTCTACATCATCTTCTGTATAAATGTAGATTGCACATAAACGATTAACTGCTGCATGATTCATGGGACTACAGTATACTGGTACTAGCAAAGTTTTTCTGTCTTTGATATATTGTAACGTTTGCGTAACCTCTTCTATAGTATCCACTATCATTATATGGATAATAAGAAATTTTTATTAGGAATCCAATCCGTTGATGTCTGTTGCAATATTAAAAATATTATCTGTATAATATTCAGTTAGATTTGTTAAATGACCAACAATTTCCGGTAAAAATGTTGCAGCTCGTTGTACTTCTTTTTTATTTTTAGTAATTACGCCTTCTACTAAATATCCATTTCGTTGTTCATCATTAATATTTCCAGTAATAAACCATGTTAATGATGTTGCGGAATATATTTTCGAATCCATAACATTAGATTGCCATTGATTGTATTGTAATTGATTTGTTTCTATAATTGCTGATTCATTATGTTTTTTCAAAAAATATCTAGAAATAGATCCGTTGATAATATCTTGTTTACGTATTTGTACTGGAATTGATTTGGGTGAAACATATGTTCCTGTATATGCATCATTTGTTAGTTGTCGATAAACAATATTTTTATGATTTTCTACAGTAACTTCTTGATATGGAATTAATTGTAAAGACGTTTTAGGATTCCAATTTGGCTGTGTATATGCTTCGCCGGTTGTGTATAGATGATATGATCCAATATATTCTTTGTTATCAGTAGTCATCCATTCCAAACCAGTTGTATATAAATTAGTAGTTATTTCGTCAACGGGATAGTATAATTTTAATCTTGACATTTTTATCCTAATTTCGGTCGCATTATACATTTAACTTTAGAAGTCCATACGCCATCAGTGTCTACATCATGAGTAATGCCAATTACACTGAATACTGTATTTTTTTTATATTTTTCTGGTAATCCGGCGAATGTTAAAACGTCGCCATAACGTAATCCATTTATGCCATCCATTGTAAATTCAACATCAAATGGAAATATTGGCGCTGTGAGTTGTTTGGATTTTTCTATGTCTGGAAATGGAAATTTTATATACTCTATCAATGCTTTGTATAATTTTGTTGTATTTTCTCGTACTAACGGAACTTCTCCATAACTAATTTTAGCATCATCTAAATTTTTTATGTTTTGCTCGTATTTGTTTTTATATTTTTCTCGAGCTTTATTTATTGAATCAGGATCTTTTGAATTATACATAAAATTTAAATATGGTGCAATTTCATCATCAGATACATCTGTTCCCGAATTCAAAACATATGACAAATTTTTAACGTTGTTAGGTAGTTTAGCTTGAAACGTAAATTCTCTAACAATTGTTCCGTTTGGATGATTTGCTAACATTGGAACTGAATATGCAGTTACTGGATTTTTAGTGTTAATTGGTTTTAAATATTTTGTATCACTAAAAAGTAATTGTTGCTGATTATTCGGATCTGTTACTAATTTTAAGATAATTGCGTTGCCTGTTGCATATGATATTCTAGCACTAATATTTGCTAAAAATGAAGCTAATGTAAATTGCTTTGTATTTTTTGCGGATAATTCATTTAATACTGTTTGTATGTATTCTAAATTTATAAAAATTCTTGAAGGAAAAATAACAGTCGAATCAGATTGATTTGGCGTTCCAAATATTCCCGGCCATTTAGTTACATTTTTTGTTTCCATTGTTTTTAAAACATCCGGATACATTTTTAAACCTCCATAAACACTCATTCCTCCATCATTAGATTTTAAATTTTCATTATTTGGCAGTAACAATATATCTTTAGGAATACATGAAGTAAGTTGTGGATAATAATTACTTCCCGGTACCAGATCTGTACATTTAATATCATATTGTTCTACAGATCCTTCTAATTTTGGTGTAATATAATTATTAACGCATTGTATTAATGCACCTAATGTTATATATCTTTGTGTTGCAACATATGATTCCCATTGTGCATTATATGTAGATTTAGCCTGTTCTTGTTGTTGTTGAAATGATGAACTTTGTGTTGTTATATCAATTGAAGATGATGGATCTGCAACAAATGTTTGAGGTTTAAATGGCGGAGTTTGTATGTTTGGATATAGTTTACCATATAACATAAAATGATCAGAACCAGTTTCTAAACCAGAAACAATATTAAATGGAATTAGCATCGGAGGATTTTGTTTTGGATCTATTTGATTGTGTGTTTTAAACTTATTTAATAGTTCTTCAAATCTGTTGAATATTTGTCCATAGAACTCAGTAGACCCAGACCCAGTTTCTAAACTTAGTTCTTGTAATTGTGCGACACTAGCGGTGGCGACGGCATCATAAACTTTAAAAGTTTTAGTTTCATTTTTTTTAGTATCTGGATTCATTAACATGGTTACGTCAGTATATGTATTACTGGTACCTGTTAATGATATTGTAACATCTACTGATCCTTCTGTTGTATATGAAAAATCAAAAGATGTTATCAAACCTTGAAATGAAAATTTATTTAATTTACGTATTTCTCGTTTAAATGCAGTTAAATCTTTTTTTAAAGATGGATACAATTTATTTAATTTTGTGTCAATTATTTCTTCTGATAATGATCCAAATAATGATGATGTAGAAATAAGATTAGTATCGGCACCAGTAATTATAGCAGAATTTGGATGTTGTATATCAATTTTAACATAGCGTCCTGGGTATAACCATGTATCTTCAAATATATCTAAATCTCGGATTTGGAATTGTTATGTTAACCGTTGCTTTATTCAATAATCCCATAGAATGGTCTCCAATATCAACACTTACTGCAGTAATAATCGGCCCTATTCTTCTAGATGTATCAGTTAATTCTTTTGATTTTAATGTTGCTGTGCTGCCGATATCTTCGATTTCATCAACTGTATATTTAGGATTCGTTAAAAAGCCGCCGTCGCCCGATGCAAAATTCTTGAATTCATGATTCTCGTTAGCTCTTACTACAGTAAAGCTGGTTGGACTCGATGGTAGATATCTGCCAGATCTTACGTCAACGCCTCCTAATACAGCAATTACAGCCCCGGGGTCAGCAGAACCAGATTTATATGCTGTTAGTTGAACATTGGCAATTTTGCCAAGCATAAAATTTAAATCTTGAGTTGTTCGATTACGACCCGATAAACCTCGAGCATTTAGTTCTAATTGAACTGCGGGGTCAACTTGTGAATAAAATATGTTGCTCATCGCGATAAATTAATTTCATTAATAACTTGTTGTACAATATTTTTATCTGGTATCCGTATTGTAGTATTTTGCGGAATAATTAATGTGCCTTTTCCTAAACCATTTGCTACACCTATAACCCACCACATTGTTGCATCTTGATAAAATGTATTAGCCAATTTGTCTAAACGATCTATAGATGTAGTTTGCACATAAACATCATTTGGTGACAATGGAATGTTAGGAACTATTACGGAAGACAATCTACGTTTTCCTGCTGAATTTTGTAATTGTTTTGATGATGCATATCTACTTGACATAATATATTTGTATCTTTTATGATTATCCGAAAACTTGACCGGCATTATTCGTTGTTGAATCTGCTGCATTCGTTCCGCCTCTTTGCACTTCTGGTGCAGCTGCTAACGTAACGTCACCCTGAAGGAACCCAGGATCTGGTGCAGTTGGTTTGAAATCACTTAACCAATTATCATTACCCTCCTGTGATAGATTTTCGCTGTTATACTTTTTAGCTAAACCAAAGAATCTACCATTATTTTGTGGTAATGTATCGCTAATAACATTAAAATCACAACTTACGGAAATTTTTCTAGGTGTCTCAAACATTTCGTTATCGCCTTCGATATTAATTTCCCATGAATGATCTAAATCATATGTATAGCTTAACTGAGTCATTACTACCGGTGTTTGATGAAATAGATCACCCAATGTTATTCGCATCCACGGACCTACCAAAGCAATCGATGTTGCATCATATATGGGTGCACAATAACCAGCAAGTGCATTTAATTTTCGCCATATTGGTTTAATTTCATCGCGGTCAGTTACAACAATATCAAATCCTAAACTTAAAGTTCGAGAATACCCGCTATATTGATAATTTTGATCAGCTCGACCAATCATTTTAACACCAGTCCATTCCGGACTAAATGAATCAGTTAATGATGTTAATATAGCTCGAAATACTATAATATCATCTTTTTTATTATTTACATCGCCAAATAAATCAGTAGCAGTTAATGTTGGCCCTGTTAAAAAGAATTTGATAAAGTCTTTAGTTAAAGATGTTTTAGGTACATCACTAACTATATCGTTAGATGGTTTCCATTGATATGCATTTTTTAACAGTCGGCGGCCAAAATCAATAACGTTAACTTTGTCGCCGCGGAATGGTGTTACTCTATCTAACGCATTTGTTGATCTAACAAAACTACCAGTACGATTAGTAAATTTCCATTCGGTACTTACTTCACTACGCAACGTAAAATCACTACGCATTGCATATGGATTATCATGATCGCCCCAACCAAAACCAAATTGTCCGATACCATTCAAATTGAACAATGAATATGCGCCAGCTGGCGATAATGTAGCTGCAGAGTATATAGCAGCCCGAGTATTAAAAGTACCTCTTCGTAATGCTATAGCTGCTCCATCTTTTCTAGCTTTTCCAATTGCTGAACTTATTTTTACTGCTAAGTTGGCATTTTGATTTGCAAATGAACTTGCAAAACGTTTTGATCGAAAATCTGAATATGGTACTAAATTTCCAACGGAATTTGCAATATCAATTGCTGAGCCTGCATAATTTATTTTGCTAGTTAGTTGATCAAAAGGCAATGTAAAATACGTGCTAGTAACTACATCATTTCCTTCAATCGTACTATCAAATATTTTTTGAGCACTTTGTCCGATTTGTGGAAATCCTAATGCACCTGCGGCTATGCTACTTGCATATCCAAAACTGTTTCTTAAAAATTGTGCATTTGTTAAATTAGTGAAACTACCAGTTACATTAAATGCAGCTCTAGCTGAATCTAAAGAATATCCAATACCAAGAACTTTATCCGGAATGGCGTTGAATGGGTTACCTGTATATCCAGGTGCTGATGTATATGTACTACCAAATTGGGTATTATTAAACGTTGGATTGTATATAGATATATTTTGTAAAATATTATTTTCTTGAGTAGTGTCTATATTATATGGAAATTCAAATTGGGTATTGTTATTAAACGTTGGATTGTATATAGATATATTTTGTAAAATATTATTTTCTTGAGTAGTGTCTATATTATATGGAAATTCAAATTGGGTATTGTTATTAAACGTTGGATTATCTAATAATAATTGTGATGCAAGGCCGATACTACCAGGATTAATACTAGTAACATTAAAAGATGTAAATTGTTGAGAACTAATCGTCGGATTATATATAGATAAACTGTTAGAAATAAGATTTTCTTGAGTAGTGTTTATATTAAATGTTGTTTGTGTTATATTACCAGCAATTGTCGGATTATATATAGATAAACTGTTAGAAATAAGATTTTCTTGAGTAGTGTTTATATTAAAATTATTTAAAAATTGTGATGAATTTTTCGATGTAGGATTAGTATATATTAAATTAGGTAATATATCATATGGCGCTGTAAATTGTTGTCCTGCTCCTATTGTTGGATTACTCATATTGTTTCCTATCCGTAATATGCACTGTTTATACCAGCACCAAATGTATTATCTCGTTTTGATAATACTCGTGTCTGTGTTCTTATTTCTGCAATTAATTCATCTATCTTTGAAGTTAAACTACTATTGCCAGAAGATTGTTTTGGAAATAGATTGGTTCCTGCTATAACGGTATCATCGTTATTTAATGCAAATGTATCTTCGCCAGCAAGTAATATGCGATCTCCATAGCCAGTTGGCGTTGCAATAAGGTCATTTTCAGTTGATATTCCGCCACCAACCGTTGGCTGCGTTACAATTGTGCCGGCTTCAAGCATACCTTGAAGTGTCTGTGCTAATCCGCCGACAGTGGTTGTGTTTATTATCGCACTACCAATAGCTTTTAGTTGTTCCGTATCCATTTGTTGTTGCGCGTCAGTCATTCCCTGAAGAGCTAATGAAAAACTTTGTCTCATTGCATCTGTTGAATTTTGAGAAAACTGCAATTTTTGCATAATTAGCTGTTCATTTGAATTTGCTAACTGTTGTTTTAATAAATCTTCAGTGCCGCGCTGATCTAATGAGTTAGCTAGTTCGTCTAATTCTTTTTGGTTTAATTCATTTGAGTCTCTTAGAGCTTTTGCGGCATTTAATATTGATGCATCATCATCAATATCTACAGTTATGCCAAGCTTTTCGCCAGCTTTTTCAAAAATCTTTTGTTTTTGTATAGCACTAGCTAATTGTTGTTCTTGAATACCTAATAAGTCAGCCATTTGTTTTCTTGCAAACAAATTATTTTCTAAAGTGGCACCTTCTTTTTCTATAATATCAGCTAAAATATCAGCTTGGTCACTTGCATTACCTCGAAGCGTTGCTTCTCGATATAAATTAGTTAAACTGTTTCCTTGATTATCTGTTAATTGTCGACCTGTTAAAAGTTGATATTCTAATTCTTTGCCAATACTACTTTCAATATCTAATAACGATTCGCCAGCGCCTGCTAAATCTTCTAATTTCATACCTAAACGAGATGCTTTTATTGTTGCAACTTCTAAAGACCCAGGTAATCGTCCGTATTGTAATTGAATATCTGCACCAGCTTCTGCAATACCCTCTGCTATCATTCTTGTATAACCCAAAGTTCCTTCGGCATCATCTCCTAATATTTGAGATACATCATTAATAAATTTTAATTGTTGTGCCGAATTGGCTGCGGTACTGCCGGCATATTGAGTAAATGCGCTAGCTTGTTCTGCAGATAATCCCATAAATTGATCTAATACTAAATTTGTTTGTTGTAAACCTGCATAATATTTTGTATTTTTTATATTTAATTGATCTAATCCGGGAACTACATTTTTAATAATACCAGCATATTTACCGAACTGTTCAGCAGTCATTTTAGTATTAAGACTTGCGCCTGACATTGTTTTTGATAAATCAATAAATTGTTTTGTCATTTTTAAACTAGCATTAAAGCCAATACCCATTGACTTCGATGTATTTTTTATGCTAGATTCATAAAATGTTGCTGCTTTTGCTAAATCTAAGACGGCAGCTTGAGCTTTTTGTGCCATGGCAAAGGTTTGACTAAATCCTACTGCCAATTGTTCATTTTCGCCAGTTAAACTTCGAACAGCTATTACAGTTTGTTCGGTAATAACTTTAGATAAATCAATCAATGCTCCCGGTAAATCACTAGCTGACTTAATTAACCCTTCAAAAAATTCTGTCCATGACGGTT